TCACCATATCCTTTTACCATTTTTGAATTTTATTAATTCTGTTATATCACTTCGAGCCACCAATAGAAAATCTCCTCTTTTACCTATATCTTCACGAGATATTACTACCTCATAATCATTGATGTGTTTTATTTCTTTGGCAGTTAAATCTTTTTTGTCTATCCATGCGTCATTTAATTTGATTATATCTTTTTCACCCGGGTTATTAACTTTATTAGTATTTTTGTTGGTTATTGCTTGTTTCAATATCATAAATATATTATATTGAAAAGGATTGTATAAAGGATCAATTTTAGTTTCACATATTCGTTTTGATTCTTCCATCGTACTTATCTTTAATATCTCTTGTGGATATATCCCGCTTTGCTCAAAGAAACTCAAACATATTTCTTTGAATGTGCGCAGATGTATTAATTCAATATCATATTTTGATGTTTTATTTTTTCTACCAAACATATTATCCACTTTTATTATGTAACATATATTACTGTCAATCTTTAAATAAGTAACGGTTGTTACAACGCCGTCACTCCATGCGAAACATAAATATAAATAGATTAAACGAAATAAATATACTACTCATGCTTGAGGATGTGGAATCCGTTTGGGTTCGCATCCACTCTCCTTCTTACGATTAAACAGATATATACGGCTTGTATGGCTGTCGTAACTCGAAAAACATCCTGAACATTAATGTGTCTCCGATATCGGACGAGCGCTTCAAGTCTTCAAATATGTCGTCTTTTGTTGATACTCTAAATGCTTGGTCTTTGCCGATGTTGATTTGTTTCATGGCATCTAAGTCTTCTATCAATAGGTCTTTATATTCCTGCGGGATGTCTCGATAGATGCTTATTAATGGTAGTTTTGGATTCTCATGATTTACATAAGTAGCTAACATGTGCCAACATTGAGCTTTAAGGCTGGCGTAGTTTGTTTTGATTTTATCTTGGTCCTGCGCTTCTTTGAATTCTTTAATAGGGCTTGCATTGTTCACGAATCCTTTTATTCCAGGTAAATCTTTGACTAATCCGAACCCTACCCCGTCCTCGTCTGCCACGCATCGGCTTCGTGGTATGTTTTCGTCTGTGAGTATCTTATCTAAAGTCATGCTACTTATTCCTTCTTTGAAAGTGAGTATCTTGTAGATATAGAACCCGCGCCAAAGAGTGACTACTGCTTTGTCTCTGCCTCTGCCGGATTGGTCTACAGAACAATAAGAAATGCCGGGTTTTATACTGTTTGTGAATAGGTCTATTATAGAATCGTAATTAAATAGCCTACTTGGATCATCGTCGTATTCCCAGAGTCCATGCATTAATCTGTCTTTCATAACCTTGTCTGTTATGCTAGATAGGTTTTCTTTATATTGCTCTTTAGTATATGGATTGTCGTAATAAAGCGACTGGATGAAGCATTTGTCTTTGTCTAAAGTGCCCTCTCGCCACGGTTTGTAGAACTGTCTATAAGCCCAGTTCTTTTTAGGGTTGCAGGTCAATAGTATCTTAGAAGGTATATTATATTTAATATTAAGACACCGCCCTAAACGTGATTTCAGCATGTCAAACCCGGCAAAGTTAATCTCGCCTACCTCTTCGAGTGCGCCGCCGGTGAATTCCATACTACCGAACCGTTCATATAATGGGTCGCTAGGTAAGTATTTCATATCTAATAAATCTATTCGGCTTCCGTTTTTGTATTGGATGTAATTATATTGACCGTTCAAATCCCATAGATTTCGGTCTATATTGTGGTCTTTTGCAACCATACAGAAAGTAAGATATGTGCTTCCCATGAGCCTTTTTAGTTCTTCACGTCCAATAAACCATTTAGTGCCGGGATAGTTCAGGCACATATAATGTAACCAGTCACATATCATGTAACTTTTCCCACCACCTGCCCCGCCGCCCAGCATTATAAATTTAGTGGTTCTATCAAACAATTTGTTCCATGCTAAATATTGTTTATAAGTAGGCTTTATTTTCAGTTCCATTGAACCCTCTTAGTTTTTCTTGGGCACTTCAATAACATCATCAGGTAAGTATGATTTCGGAGTTATGTTTTTGAACTCTTGGGGTATTTCAAACTTTATGTCTATCTTGGTTAGATTAACGTCTATCTTTGTTTCGTGTTTCTGTGTCTCTTCCCAGCCTCGCTTTTTGCCTTTAGATTTTAGCGCGAATAAAGTGGCTATAACATTACCGCCATCTATAAGCTCATGTAGTCTCTTTTCATAATGGTCTAAGGTTATTTCTGGAATGTCGTCTACTGCTTGTTTGAATTTATTATCTTTCTCAATCCAGTCATAATAAGTAGCGCGGTTTATGTTTGTCTTAATACATGCAGTTGTTATATTACCATATGAGCTTATCAGTTCTTTCAGCATTATTTCTTTTCCTTTCTTGGTGCGCAGTTGCTCTTCTTTTTTTGTTGGCTTTTTGTTGGGTTTTGTGGGTTTGGTTTTTTGTATTTTAGTTGTATTTTTTACTTTAGGTCTGGTCTTCTTGATGGTGCGCGCCAAGTTGCCAGTTCCTTTCTCGACTGCCGTTTCAGTTGACTGTTTTTTGTATTTCTTTTTAATAGTATCACTTCTCAAACATAGTTCCATTCTTACAATCCCAACAGATGACGGTTTTGCCGTAGTTCTTACAGGTCGGGCAATCTCTGAATATCCAGTTTCTTTTTATATCCTCACGGCGCTTGCATTTATCGCAAAAATACGCTTTGTTGTTCCAATGTTTTACATCTGGAGGTATGTGCTTGTTGTATGCCTTGTTTGTTGCTGGTTTTGCGCATAGTAAGCATTTCTTTTTCATGTTAAACACTATATCTCGTATGTTTTCTCTGTGAGGGGTACTATATGTTGTGTTTATCTTGAAGTTTCACACTTTCATCCTTATTAACTCTACTTCTGCTTCGGCGTCTTCTATTGATTCTGCTTCTATTTTAGCTACTTGTTTATGGTTTATAAGCACAAGATATGTATTCATTGGCTCACTTTAATGTCAAACTCTGTATAGTTATTATTGCATCGTATAACTTGACTAAGTCCGTTATTGTATTCTTAGTTCTGTCCTGGCTTTCGATTGTGAACTTAGATGGGTCTTTTACGATTATGTCTCCTTTGATGTCTTCAAGCAATACATAGCCATACTTTTCTATCAGTTCTTGTTTCTTTTGGGTTTGCTCTTCTGAAAATCCTTTTTCTCTTGGCATTTTATCACCTTATTTACGTAATTTTATGATTCTAACACCTGTTCGTTTTTTTCTTTTTTCAGCGCATGAATCACAAATATTGTATTCCTGATTTGTTCCGCAATCACAACATTTCATTTAATTCACCTTTTTTACTTCTTCAAACGTAAACGGTCTATCGTTTCCTTTGCTTGTTTTCCTGAACAGTCTTTTGCAGCCATAACAGATGTAAATACCGGTGTGTGTCTTACCGTTTCTTATCAGTAGTTTTATTCTTTTACCGCAACCGAAATCACACCAATAGGCTCTCTTTTTCATCCCAGCCACTATTTCTCTTCAGTGTCAGAACCGTTTGTTATGTTCTTTAGTATCTTTTTTGCAGTTGATTTCTCTTTTGAATATTTACGGCTGACTTTTTCTGCAAGTGATATCTCGTCAAATGGCTTGTTATCGTATTCGGCTTTGAGTCTTTTTACTGCGTCTGATTCGTCTTCCATTATTGAGATGTTATGATCGTTTCCGGGGTTATATCCGTGATATTTATATCTGTATGTCCTGACGAATACTTCAAACGGCTGTTTCTTGCTGGCGTATGAATCTCTTTGAACTATCATTTCAACTAGTTCGATTTTGTTTGTAGAACTGTATTTCTTCCAGTTCATATCAATCGGCTGGATGTCTTCAAGTTTTAGAAATCCGTTTTTCCTTACTGATTTTTTGACCTCTTTTTTATAATAATCGTCAAAGTCGTCCATTGCTGCCTTTTTGAAGAATGGTATCTTGTTTTTTGTGCATTCTTGGCGTACGTGTGCCAGTTCTGTCAAGAAGTTTGTTGTTACGTCTTTTGTTTTTGTTGGTCCAATGTCTCGAAAGTCCACTTTTTCATTGGAATTTTGAGGCCGGAATATTCCTGTCATTTAATCACCCTCTTGGTTTTTGATCTCTACACCGTCTTTGATATGGCTGTGCAGTCCTTTTAATGTGTCTTGTTTGCTCATCAAGTCCATGCGCATATAGCTCATTGTCTTTTCGTCTTTTGCTTCTTTTTGTTTCTGTAGATATGGTCTTGCGAATTCATTGTAGTCTTCTTGCGCTTTCTGGAATGCTATTGTCTTTTCGTTGAACTCTATGTTTTCTTTTAGGTCGGTTATTTCTTTTGCAAGTCTGGTCATTCCTTTTTCTGTCTTTTCTTTTTCTTCTTCTGTTAGTTGTCTTTTCATGTTATCTACCTCGTCCTGTTTTTCGTGTTGTACTACATCCTCCGCGCCCTCTGTTTTTTCGGGTTCCTTGACCGCTTCCGTCTTTCTTCGGTACTCCTTTTGCCATATTATCAACTCCATTATTTTACATCTCTTGATTCATCAATTGCCGTAAATTTATGTTTGCATTCGAGGCATTTTGCATCTATACACTTTGTTCTTGTGCCTTTCATAAAACATAATCCTAATAATACCCAGGGGCTATGTGTGATATATATTCCAAATCCAATCAAAATAATTAAAGTAATATTGATTAATGTTGCTGCTGTATTTCCATTCATATTTATTCCTCCATTAAATTAGGTCTGCGATTAGTTCTGCGCTCTTAATCCAGGTATTATCTCTTGCTGTCTTTAGCGCTGCTTCGCCTAGTTTCTTCATCTCTTCCGGGTGTTCGTATGCGTATCTTAGCTTTTTTCTTAAATCGGGGATGGATGGGGTCGCCCAAGATATCCCTTCGTACTGGATTTCATGCATTATTTCTTCAAGTTTGTAGTCTACATATAATCCGTTTACTTTGTCTTTTATGTAGGCAGTCTGACCACCATAGCCCGTCACAATGCTCGCAAGTTGACAAGCTGCCGCCTCGATACAGGGGAGATTATATGCCTCTGCTCGCGTGGGGCTTACAAATACTGTTGCGGAGTTGTAGAGGTCTACCATCTTGGAGTATTCTATGTTTTCTGTGTTTATTATTAGTTCGGGAAGGTTTGTTTTTCTTGGGCTTAGTTTGGCTATCATACTGTTAAGGTCTGGTATGCCGTAGGCTGGATTTATTTTTAATATTGCGCTAACATCATCTTTGTCTGTGAACTCCTCGAAGTATGCTTGTATAAAATATTGCGCGCCTCCTCTGTCATTTAAGTCTCTGAATCCCTTATTTAGAAGAAACGTGCATTTATCCGGTTTCTTTTTAGGATAGAACAATTTTAAATCACATCCATGCGGAATGAGTTTCAATTTATTTTTTATTTCAGGATATATATCACCGCAAATATATTTATTGTCAATTCCACATTTAGTATTAAGTAGCGCATCCATAGTATGATAACTTGGCACCAGTATATACTCGATATTCGGATTCATGCATTCTTCTATAAAGCATTTAGGAATTTCTGATCCCTCCCACACACAGTAAACCCAGTTACGCTTTGCGGTTGCGTTTAGTTTCCAGTGTAGAGGATTCGTGATGATGAGGTTAATTTCGTTCTCTTCTGGTGGGCGTTTTAGTAGTTCTAGCTCTCTGTCGTCTACCATTCTCTCCCAGTTAGGTACTCCTCCTGTGGTTACTCTTACGTCTGTTATTTTGTCTAATGCCCGTACTAGGTTTCTAACATGGCTATCATACCCAGAACAGCCAAAATAATTTCCGATAATATTTATCATTTTACCACTCCCATCTATAATAGTTTATTATTTTATCCACGACTATCAGATAAGTAAATATGCAATTCGTCAGTATGTTTATTTCTTGTATCATTCAATCAACTTCTTCATTTCACGCATTAACCTTTCATTTTCTTTTTGTAAACGTTCACATTCATTAATCCAGTCGTTTATATTGTCGCTTTTAACTATATGCATACCATGTTTTTTTGTATAATTCTTTTCATCTTTAATCCAATCATCTATAATCACATCACCCATAAACTCACCTTAAATTCGTCTCCTTCATAAGCGCTAGTTCGCTTGGCATATTTTCATGTGTGAATATCTTATTTAGTTTGTCTTTGTGCTTCCTGGTAAACTCCACTAATATCTTCTGATTGAATAAAGTTAGGTCTCTTTGGTCGGGGAATCTTTCGCCTCCTGAAGGCGTCATTTGATGTCTGTTTACAGCGCCAGTATCAACTCCTATCTTAAATCCATTCATCAAAGCGTTATAAGAATAAATCTGTTCTTCCCTAAAACCATGTTTGCTCAACCGTGTCGGGTAGTATTTGACTTTGTCGTGGACTTCTTTTCGGATTAATGCACATGAACGAAAATGGTGAGCGGGTAATATCACCGAATCAGTATAAGCCCATCCACAGTCGTCACCGTTCATTATGTAGTTGCCTTTTTCGTCTAATATCACCCTATTAACTATACCTTTCAGGTGTTTTGGGTCTCTTTTGAAGACGGGCCCAGTCATAGGGACAGTCACACCGCTTGCTATGTCATAACCGGATTCTATCACTTTCAATAGTCTTTCTATGTAATCCGGCTCTAAGACGACATCATCATCCAGCCGGACAAAGTAATCATAATCACCTTTTGACATGGCCCAATCAACTATCGCCTGTCTTGCTCTGCTTACTCCGTGCGGGAACCCTGTGCGCTTCATGAATACCTTGTGATTCTCCAATTTCAGTCGAGTTATTATGCAGTTAAAAAAATGATAGTTAGTAAGCGGCGTGCCTGAACAATCGTCTAAGATAAATATATCTGTGTCTTGTATCGTCTGCGTTCTTATGCTTTGGAGTAGTAATGCAAGCTCAGTTGGACGGTCTTTTACGCATATCAAGCATGAAATATTATTCATTTTTATTCAACCTCGTATCATCAAAAAATTTAGCCCCGCAATGAGTACATCTATAATCCCAAATCATACAAGAATTTTCACCTGTAATCACACCATTATGTTCAGGAATCAATGTGTAATTATTACATTTCGGACACTTTTCATCTTTATTTATATGGGTTAAATGTTTTTTGTCATTTTCATCATACCCCACAATAATCGCATTTGCGAACCACCCAATCATTGTTCCTTCATCTGTTGGTATTTCTGGCTTTTGTTTTACTATCTTCACAAATTCTTCAGCCCATATTTTAGCATCCATATTTCCGATTAAGTTTCTTGATATGTCATTTTCTTTGTTTTCTTTGCTTGTAGGTATTGGAACTAATCTAAATTCTCTGCCATCTTCAAACCTGATTTTTTTATTATCTTCATCAAATTTTACTTGATATACGTTTGCATTCATCTCAAAACCTCTTTCAAGTTCTTAACAAAGCTCTTTATGTCTTTTTTCGTCAATGATCCCATAGTTGCTATGTGTATGATTTTTCCTCTTAATTCGTCCTTACCTGCGTAGACTATAAACCCTTTTCGCTTTAGCCTGTCGTGTATGTATCCGAATGTGAATCCTTTTGGAATTATTACGTTTACCATCGTGTGCGCCATTCTACCTGGATTTATAAGATAGAACTTCAAACCCATCATACTTAGTTCTGCTTTCAGTAAATTGCAGTTCTCTTTATAGCGTCTTTTTCTGTTGTCTATGCCTTCTTTTAATAAGTCCGACAATGTTTCGTTCAATAGGTAGAATAATGGAATTGCCGGAGTAAATGGGGTCTGGTTTATCTTTCCATATTTCAAATAAGCAGATAAATCCATGTACATGTTTCTTCTTTTCATGTTAGTTAGTTTAGATTTCCTGCAACACACAGCGCTCATCACTGGCGGGCCACCTATGCCTTTATTAGAACTGAAAGCGCAGAAATCTATATTAAATTCGTTCATGTCAAGTTTTTCTCCTGCTATTGCGCAGACAGAATCAATAAGATATGTCTTGTTGTACTTCTTGCACAAATTTCCTACTTCTTTTATTGGGTTCAACATACCTGTGCTGGTTTCCATGTGTACCATATAAATAAAGCCTATCTCTGGGTTTTCTTTCAGTATCTTTTCTATCTGTTTTATGTCTGGATATTCGCCCCAGTTGTATCTTAAGTATGCTCTAGGCAGTCTATAGATAGAGCTTATCTTATATGCCCGTTCTCCGAATGCGCCGTTACTGATTACAAGTATTTTCTTGTTTACTACCGATGAAATCATGGATTCTATTGCCGATGTGCCGGACCCGCCGATTATTGCTATATCGAACTCGTCTGGACTTGCGTTGAGTACTTTGAATAGTTTGTTTTTTACGTTTTCATATAATGCTGTGAATTCCGGCTCTCTGTGTCCTATCTCTGGAAATGGCATTAGTTTCTTAAGGCTTTTAGCTGCATTTACAGGTCCGGCTACAAATAAACGTGTCTCTTTTTTTCCAAATATCATTTTATTGCCTCGAATTCTTTGATGCTCATATTTCTATCGTCAACATACACGTGTGCATTCGCTTTCCCGAAATTTACTCCGTGATATAATACTCCGTTTTCTATCAGCCATGCGACTGTCTTTCTTGCGAATTCCCACGGTCTTGATGAATGTATTATTATTGTGTTTCCTTTGAAGAACAATTGATTTACTATTTCTATGTTCTTCTTGTTAGGCGTTGGTCTGTCGTCTTCCAGCCAGGGTTTGTTGTCGCCAATAGTTAATGTGTTGTCGAAGTCTATTGCGAAACGCTGATGGACCGGGTTTTGATTATTTGTTTTTTTATTTTCTAATTCATCTGGTAGTTCGCTTGCACGACTAAATGGATTATCAAGTTGATGTATTTTGTCATTTTCTTCTATTTTAGACATTCAACCACCCACAATCTCCAGTAACTTCATGCGTTTTTTATTTGTCATGCTTTTTTGTGTTCTGATTACTAAGTCAAGTCCTGATTCTTTTTTTATCCAGTCGTTGTACCAGCTCATAGTTTTTATATCCGGTATAGATGTAATTTCAATCTTACGGTCTGTAATTATTTGTGCGCCAGAGTTCATCTTATCTAACTCTTTCTTGAATTTATCCATCTCCTCTTTACTAGCTGGTTTTCCTTTGTTACCGATTATTATATGATTTTTTCCTTTAGGTATGTTCTTTTCATTCCAGACGACATAAAGTATAAATTTGTTTTTCTTCAAGTCTACTTTTACTTTCCATTGTTTGATAATAAAACCGTAATTATTCGATATTGGCGACAAAATCCACCATCCAATAGGTTTCTTTGTTTTAACGCCATCATAATAGTCTATGCCTCGCCCTACGATGTCGTATAAAATATCGTGCTTTCTGCCGCATTTACAATCGCTTTTCCTGAGTTTGCCGTAATCTTTGGTTCTATATCGGATGATTGGGGTAATGTTATTGAACAAATCAGTAACTACTATCTCGCCTTTGATTATCTCAACTATACAAGTTTCCATGTTTACATGATAGTTTCCGTATTTGCATTGTGAAGCGACTGTGCATAATTCTGCTAACCCGTATCCTGAGTAAACAGCTTTATAGTATTTCTTTAGGTATTTTGTATGTTTTCTTGTATCTTCGCTCATAAGGTATAGTGTTATGTCTTTTAGTACGTCTTCTTTTCCTAGTTTGATTATTCCTGTTGTTATCTCTCTTATTGCGCCTGATCCTCCGTGTATCAAGAAAGGTTTGTTCTTGATAATCCAGTTATAATGCTTCGGACCTATTGTTCTGTAGTTCATTGGTTTTACGTTTCTCAGCCAGTCAAATACTCCCCATTGCGGTATTCCTGCTGTTAGTCTAAGTATCTTATCTTTGCCGTTCCAACCGACAGATTTCCAAGCTCTTTCAAATACTGCGGGTTTTATTGACTGTAAATATTCCGGGCCGTAAGTCTTAAGCGGTTCTCCTGTAGAGCCGGATGAGAAGTGTGTTGTTTCGTTTCCTTTTAGTTTTGGCTTGAAGTTTCTTAGGTATTCTTTTGTTTTAAATGGTATTTCATTAAAAATATCCCAGGAGGATATATTATATTGTGTGTATGCGCCCTTATGTTCTGGAAACTGTTTTAGTTCTTCCAATCTCTTAAGTTGTAAGTCTTTTAGTTTCGTGTAATTAGCACGTTCAAATTCACTCAAATATTCACGCCATCTAGTTATGTTCTTTGTCATTTTGTCGTAGATTTTGAATATTTTGTCTTTCATTTAATCATCTCTTAATTTCTTCATTTCCAATTCTCGTTTTCTATTATATTCCAATTTACAATCTAACCAAACAATAAAATCAGTTACGGAATTAGATTTCATTTCTTCGTGGAACATTCCAACAAATACTTTCATATTTTTAATTTCTTCTTGCGGTATCATTTAATCACCTTACAGTTCTATTAACTGCATCCAATACTTCTGTAAAGTTACAATCAACAATTTCACAAATTTGTATCAAAATATCCATGGCCGTCTTATGTTCTGTATTAATTAAAGCATTTTCAAGTCTAAGTGTTCCTGCATGTTTGAATTTTCGGCGTGTTTTATGTTCTGTTTCTTCAAATTCTATTTGTTCTGTTTTAATTATACTCATTTAATCACCAACATTAAAATCCACATTCCATTCTTTGCAACATTTCGGACATCTAAATATGAATACTCCTGGAATAGACATTACACCGCCATGTCCTAATAACCTACCTTGAACTTCACCAAATTCAAAATCATCATCTTCTCTTAATTTATCCATACCGACATTACATTCTGGACATTTAACCGGATTATCGTATTTTGTTATTTTCATTTCAATCCCCATTTTTTCTTAAAGTACGCTGAATTGCGCTTTTTGATTTCCTGGCTTTCATGTTCATGTGCATCTAAACTAAACTTCCGATGGTGTTCAACAAATAAATCCGTGACATATATCCCTAGTTCATGCATACAAATATTGTAAGTATAGTCTATGTCATCCCCGTCGCCCGGACTAAACTTTTCGTCAAACAATCCGACTTTGTTAATCGTCTTTCGGGGGATATACATACACCATGTACCTACCCAAATCTGTCCTTTTTTATATGTCTCTCCTGATTTGCCTACCCCGTTTTCTACAGTGGCTAACCCGCAATTATCTCTTTTAGATAGGTCGTTCAGTTCTGTCAATAAGTCTCTTCTCAGGAACTTATGGAATATCACATCATCTTGGGTTAATAATACATCCAAATCTCCTGCTTTCTTTATGCCGTAGTTTATTGCTTTTGTGACAGACCCTTTTGGAAATGGTAAGTATTCGATATAATCAAGTTTCGATAGTTGTTTGCAATATTCAGCCGTTCCGTCTGTGCTTTCGCCGTCTATGAGGATTATCTTAAATGGATATTTGAATGTCTCGAAAATACTCTTTATGGTTAGTTTTAGGTATTCTCCTGAGTTCCTACATGGGATGATTATGCAAACGGGTTTTATATTCATTATTTCATCTCCTCATATATGTCTTTTTCGTGATTATATTGATATATCACAAAACCAGTTTTAGGTAAAATTAAAAATGCATTAATTTTGTTTGATTTATGAATGGTATCATTTAATTCTTTAGAGGATGCCCCTTCTTTTGCAATTACAATAAATCTAGGTAAACTATTAATTTTCATTGTCAATATCTCCTATTATTTGAAACACTAATCGAATGAATTAACGGGTTTTTATCGGAATCCGAATTAAACATAAAAACAGACAAATCTTTAGGCAGACAATGACCACCAAACGGCTCACCTATCCGGTGATATGTCTCTGAGATGTTGAGTTTTTTGTCCTGTCTGAATAGCTCCATAACTCTCTTCCCGTCTATATTGTAGCCGTCGCAGATAGTTCCTATTTCGTTTGTGAATGCAATCTTACAAGCATGCCAGACATTGCATACATATTTCAACATCTGCGCCTCTTCTGGAGTGGTTATGTATTTCTTTGATACTATCCCGCTATAGATGCCTAGTACCTTTTCGCTTATTTCTTTATTTCTCGCCCCGACAACAATAAACGGTGGGTTAAAGAAGTCATATTCTGCTGTTGATTCCCTTAAGAATTCTGGATTGATTACAAGATTTTTAGTTATCTTTTCTAACTTAGCTATCTGGTTAGGAAACACCGTGCTTCTGATGATTACTATCTGATCTGGTTTGTAGTCGTTTATCTGCTTGCATACTGTCTCGACGTAAGAGATTTCTATATTGCCGTTTTCCTTGCATGGAGTTGGTACGCAGATTAATGACATTTCGGTATTGTCAAGAGCTTCTTTGTAATCTGTTATTTTTATTTTGTCTTTGAATTTATCTTGTTTGTTTTGGTCTATATCGACGCCGTAAATACTAAACCCTAATATCTTAAGGCAAAGTGCAGCAGTACCGCCGACATATCCTAACCCGAATATTGAAATGTTTTTAGTTTCAGCCGAATTCGTATCCAATGTTATCCTCTCTTATTGCTTTTTCATATAAAATATTATGCGGTCCTCTTGTACATCTGGGGCATTTTTTGGGGTCTATTTCTTCTATCAGTTTAAGATGTTCTTTTGAACCCCAGAACTTTTTT